CGGAAGTTTAGCAGTCGAAGGGCTGATGTATTCGATGTGGGAGGCTCTCACCCTAACATCGAACGAGTTGGACGCACTCCATGGAAGGCGTACGATTACGCTATCAAAGATGGGGATGTATGCGCTGGAGGAGCGACTCGCCCTGAAGAAGAAAGCTCAAAACGCAATCGGTCAGCTGATTCTTCGTGGATTGGACTCATCGAAGCAGAAAGTGCTGAGGAGTTTCACCGCCTATGCTCAGAACTGGATCCAAAACGTTATATCACGTCATTCCCAGCCATCTTACGCTATGTCGAATGGAGATATCGTCCTGTTGTTGAACCCTATGTTACTCCAGAAGGGATCGGGTTTAGCATTGAGGGAGTTGAGGGACTCGTTGAGTGGCTCGGTCAAGCTCGGCTGGGATCTGGACCACTGGCAGTAAGGTATGTCGCCCGACCGTTTAATATGTTCTCTGCTATTCGTTTTTGCCCGACGAGGGGTGCGTTCTCTCCTCCACACATATCGTCGGGGGACCCTCCCTCCCTCCGGGGGGACCCTATCCCCCCTCCTCACTCCGGAGATCACTCCCGCGTAAAAGGCCCCTATGGTTGGAGCACAAGGCTGATCACGTGACTAGGAGAAAATCACTGGTTCTTTATGGAGAGAGCCAACTAGGGAAAACCCTATGGGCTCGCTCATTGGGTGCACACCTATACTTTGGTGGCATCTACTCTGGAGAGGAAGCCATGCGAATGGCCGAGGCCGAGTACGCTGTCTTTGATGACATTGCTGGTGGAATCAAGTTTTTTCATATGTTCAAGCAATGGTTTGGGTGTCAATGGGAGATTAGTGTCAAACGGTTGTACCGTGACCCGAAGCTCATGGTCTGGGGCAAACCTTCTATTTGGTTGGCCAATCAGAACCCGCTTTTGGACATGTCACCTGAAGATGCTAATTGGATGGAGGCAAATTGTATATTTGTGGATCTACGCGAGAATATTTACTTCTCGTGCCAGTAGAACGTGGCGTTAGGCTGAAATCTAAGTACATCCTCCGAAGTTGATCCCGTTGCGACCTGGAACAGGTCATACACGTAAAAGTCACCCGCTCCGCGTCTGCCTGAACTGCAAACCGCTTTGGGAATAATCTCAAATCCTCGTTCCTCGTCTTCATACACTAGTGTCTTGTTCATTGGGTGCCACATTTTGATAGTCTGTGACATCCCGGCGTCGTTGCCTGATCGGAGTGTAACGGTCTTGTCGTAGACTGGGCGTACGTGATCTGTGTCGACCGGTGCGGTCATGCGATCAAGCCAGTCAATCTGTTCGGTTCCTTTGAAAATGTATTCCGCGGGGAATCCTGTGCCGATGGCGTTGGATAGTCTGACGTGACCGAGGGTGTCGTCAAACCGGAAAAACTGGGAAGTGGCGGGGTCGATTGCGTCACCATAGATGACATCACCCTTGGCCCAGAAGCAGATACGTCTCCACCTCCAAGGTCGGGCAGTTGACGTTTCGAACAGGATGTTTTCTTTGAGTCCTTTGGCGAAGATTTCGCTGGACTGTCTCATAGGGCTGAGCGGCGCGCCCTTAACACCCGTATTCTCTCTCGCAGTGCGAGCTGTAGGCATCCATATAGAGCTATAGAAAGTCCCAGTACCACCAACCATATCCTTAGGTTGAGGGATGCCGAGGCCGGAGCCTGCCGGGTTGGTTTCGTCCACGTTCGTGTAACTAAGCATGGTGTCCCGACACTTGCGTGACGTGATGTTGAGTATGCGGCGGCGCGGCATCTTGCGGCGCGTTGTTCTTCTACGAATGTAACGCTTCTTGCGGATGGTACGGCGGCGGGGGGCATAACGGCGTCTGCGTGACCCGCCGTAGCGTTGGCGAGAAATTGGCATGGGGGCTGTGCAAAGCGGGGTAAGGAATTAAATCGCGCAAAAGCGGGGGGGAGGGGGGATATTTATATTCAAGCTGTCGCTGTTGAATCTGATGATAATATTAGTTTCATCAGATTCAATCATTCAACACTGACGTCATATGTCCTTTATCCTTAACAATGCAAAATACGCCTTGCTCACCTACGCCCAATGCGGAGAGCTTGACCCTCTGGAGGTTAGCAACCATTTGTCAAACCTTGGAGCTGAATGTCTCGTGGGAAGAGAGTCTCACGCTGATGGGGGAGTTCACCTCCATGTATTCGTCGATTTCGGACGGAAGTTTAGCAGTCGAAGGGCTGATGTATTCGATGTGGGAGGCTCTCACCCTAACATCGAACGAGTTGGACGCACTCCATGGAAGGCGTACGATTACGCTATCAAAGATGGGGATGTAT